CTGATGTCTGATGTCTGATGTCTGAAGGCGAGACGACGAGAGAAACCGAACCCCGAAAATACCGGTTGACAGATACCGCGGAGTGACTAAGATGAAAGCACAGAAGAGAGTCGCGAAACCGGCGGAGAAGCCCGCGACACCGCAGGGAACGTATAAGTACCAAGTGAGTTTGAAACACCCGATTACCCGAGCGGACTTTCGGCAGCCGTTCACCACAACCAAAGATGAGGCTTACGCTTTCGCAGATGTAATCGCCTCGCGTAGTGTCGTCGTCGATATCAAACGCATTCGAACGGTGAGCAAATGAAAACTGTTAAATCCGTTGCCAAGGTTCACGCTACGTCGCATTTCACCGCGGAGGAAACTGATACGCACAATGACGTTGTCTCGGCGCTTAGCAGGCGAGCGCAGGCACTTAGGGTTGTTGAGGAATGCCGGGCTAAGGTGGCGGAACTCAAGGTTAGCTTGACGGAAGCGGAGAAAGTCTTGTCGTGCGCCGAGTTCAATTTTGAGCACGTAAGCGGCGGCGCTCGCGCCACGCTCGAACGCGCAGCTAGCAAGCTCTGAAAATACCGGTTGACAAGTTCGAACGAGTGACTAAGGTAAGGAAACAGAAAATGAAGCTCCCTGAAGTGAAGTGCCAGCTAGAAATCGCAAGTGAAATGATTCGCAAGGAGCGTGCCAAGCTTCCTATTACGTTCGGTGAAATCATCCGCTCGAAAAATCAAAGCCTCACTGTCTCGCGTTCGAAGTTAGTGCTCACGTTTACCCAACCCGTCTAAGAACTCGTTTAAGAAAGAAAAATCAAATGACTACCTCGAATCTCATCAATGCCGCCTGTCTCGTGAATCTCGCTTTCCCCGTCAAGGCGCCCGGCGTTTACGGTTCGGTTATCGGCACCATGCTTAGCGAAGTTTCGGGAGAGGAGATGTATATCATCCACCTTCAAAATCCCGATGCGAACGGTAACTATGGTGTGTGCGTGCCGGACGGTGCGGTTTTCCTTCTGCCTGCTAAGCCCGGCAAGGGCGAACCTGGTAGCAAGCGCACGTATGATCGTTCTTTCGCGAATCTTAAGGACGCGCTTTCGGCTTGGACGTCTAGCACTCACAAGAATACCGGTGCGGATAAGAACGACTGGCGTTTCACCGTTATTGACGGCAGCCAGCTTAGTGAAGTGCAAAGCTTCTTGCATGAGCGAGGCTACACGACTAAGCTCGTTTCGAAAACTGAAATGCGCGTGAATCCTCCCGTTGCGGTTGCAGTCAGCGTCGAGAACGATAAGGCTCCCACGAATACTGCGCCCGCCGAAACCGATTCGGAAGAAACGGCGGCGGATTCTGAGTTACCAATGAATATCCGTCAAGAGGAGTCGCGAGATATTCTCGAAGACTTGGCAGAAGAGAACGGTTGGGAGATCGATACACATAGCTCGTCCGATACGGTGTATGTCGAACTTGTAGACGACGACGTTACGATCGAAGTGGTTATCGTCGAAAGCGGCGACATCGAAGCAAAGAACGAGGATGAGCACGACGACGACCAGCAAGATTTCTATCTTGAAGTTGTAGAGAAGTTCTACGAAATCCTTGAAGGCTTAGGTTTCGAATCGACGCGCTCGAATCCGTTCGGGTGCGTACTCCGCAATCTAACCCAATCGCAAAACCAACTGAGATACTACCAATGAAAACCGTTATCACGTCGCAAGGTTCTTTCGTTCGCAACAACGCTACCGGTTTGAATGATCTCGCGTACGTTCGAACGTATTCGCAGACTTACGTTGCTAAGTATGCTCGTGCTCGTTATGCGGGTAAGCTTCCTGAGTTTCGGGGCGATGCTGAACGCGCCGAGAAGATTGCGAAGGGTAAGGCTGGTGTCGAGGCAACCCGAGCGCAACGTCAACCTACGGCTAAGTCCCTGCCTGTTAATACCACGTGGCGCCAGCCACGGCGCGTTGTAGAACCGAAGGGTGCTAAGGTTCGGCTCACTACCGCGCGCGAGGTTAGCATGGTTCGGTATCGGTTGCGTGACTTGTTCGTCAAGGTTAGCAAGCATCCGACGCTTGACGCTGTTTTGGTTGAATCGAAAATGCCGAAACGACTAGCTCACTTGGACGCTCATATTGCGCTCGCATACAACAGATTGAACGGTTCGTGGCAAGTCAATCAAATCGATTTCAAATCTTTCATGGCGGTGTTGTGATGAATGAATCGGATCTCGAACGACTCAAACGGTTGGTTGACGAATACGGCTTGTCCAAAGTTGTCACGTCGTTGGGAGTCATTGCCGCGAATAAGGCGCAGAAGCTAAGAGCCGATGACAATGAAAACATTGTTTGGCTTGATTGGGAAAGCGCTGCACGTTGGCTGATTCGAACCGCTGATTACATTTCAATCAAGATGGTTTCCCCTTGATACCCGCGGAACAGAAATGCAGGTCATGCGGTTTGACGAAAGTCAACGTAGATTTCGAAATAATCAGCGCAACCAAGATCAGTAAGAAATGTTTGGAATGCATCTCGAAACCGAACATTCCTGACGTTCCACGTGGAACATCCGAACCGAGTGTGAAACGCACCCGAACCAAACGCGAGCCGAAGGGCACTGGAAAGCCTTACGTGGCGCCTAGCGGTAGCAGCGTGCTTACCTGCGCGAAGAGACAGCTAGACGATCTAAAGTACATCCGAGAAGCTAACCGGAAGTTCAAACCGATCTAGACAAGTGAAACACTGATTTGGCACGTGATTTGCATTAGGCAGATTCCGTGCCATTTTTATTTCAACCGAAGGCAAAATACCGTTTGCACGTCTCCGAATCGTCTGTCATTCTTAGGGTGCAGAGTGAGTGAGGGAGAAAAGCAAAATGAAAGAATACATCGTTATGTCACAGGTGGAAAGTTTCGGCAGGAAAGGTGCGGCGACGTGCAACAACGTGACGTTCGAAAATGAAGAATCGGTTAGGGAATACGCCCTCGAAATCTGCGGCTCTCTTGGTTCGGGCGAATCTTGGAAAGTAGTAAGTGTGCACGACTCCGATCCTGATGGTGACGGCGAAATCTGCGCCTACCAAACGACGACTAAGAACGGGGTAACCAAAACCAAAGAGATTACCCGACGCACGAGCAAGTTACCTACATGAGGGTTTATTCCCTCCGTTCGGGAGATCAGTATAAGCTCATCGTACTGGAATCCCGAACCGAGCGAATAAGCGCTTGACAACCGAATCGGAGCGATTATGCTTCCTAGTGAAATGCACCCGAAGTTTCGAGCGTATGCGCGTCAGTACCGAAACTATCCGACCACTGAAGTCGAGCCTGCAAATCACACCTTGCGTGATTACCTCGACTATGATACGGAAAGCTTGCTCGAATATCGGAATGAAGAGAACGAGTATCCAGGGACTTACCATGACAACGTAATCGCGGTTGTTGACACAATTCTAGCGGCACGGGAATGTCGAGCGGCGGGTAAGCCGAACGAAAGTGCCGAATCCGACGTTTTCAACATGTTGTTTGGTTTAGGAGTAACTACATGTCACACATGCTGCCGAAACATCGTTCGATTCCGCGCCAGCTTCCCACCCTAGCAGGCATGGCGCTTAGCGCCCGCAGGAGGCGCCTAGCAGCCGCTTCGGATGCAGTCCGCTACTCCCGTACGGCTCGTGAGGCAAAGGCTGATGAGGCTCTGTTTAGCGAGCTCGCCGTCAAGGCGCCGACGAAGTTAGTTCGAGTTCCCATATTTTCGGTTCGACTGACGAATCACGTTGCCCCTTCGAACCGATCTGATAAGCTCTGTCTTGTCGGTTGGTTGAAACGGAACGGAGAAATCAAATGAACAATATCGTCGCCGCCAAATCCTATGCCAAGCTCTCAGGTGGTTCGCTTAAGGTTTCGGTTAGTGAAGATGCTGCTATGCTCCGCGGTTCTATTCGCGCCGCTATTCGTGCGGCTAACACGCTCGAACTTGCGGGGTTCAGCGTTGGGTTCGGCTTCAATTCGTGCGAGGGCGAGGTTTACGTCCGCTTACGTTCGTTAGTTCGAATGTTGGGGGTAGGATATCTAAGCAGGTATCCTACACCGAGCACCCGAACTATTTCGCGTCATTCGATAAATAGTCTTTGCGTTCGGCGAATCGCCTGGTAAGGTAATCACATGACGAACGAGATGGCTCAGACGATCGATTGCGGCGAAACCATCGTGCCGGAATGCTGCGCCGACACCGAAATCGTCGAACTTTACAATCCCGAGATTCCGGCACTCAACATTCCGAAGGCTCCCAAATCGATTGGCACGTCTTTTGAATCGGTTGGGTTCTACCGCTCTTCCCCGGCGATTTGGCGCACGCTCGACATGCGCGGCATCATGGTTGAACAGTATTTTCGGAGCGCCTGAAAATAGTTGTTGCACTTCGAATCGGCTGGGCTATAATCTAAATCAGAGGTGAACGAGATGGCTACCTACCTGATTATCGGCGCGCTGGTGGTTGTGATGTTCCTGTGCACTGTGTGGCTTGTTAGGTGGTGCCTGGATAAGAGCACCGGACTGTAGGCGCCTGATAACCGGCGGGTGCCCGGCAAAGCACCCACCCTACCAACCCTCTCCCGAAACCCTCCCCAAAGCGAGCATAGCGCCCGCAAAAGGTGCCTCCCATGAACGCTGCCGCTCTGATCATCGTCGCCATTCACTTGCTGGGCAAAACGCCCGACAACATCTCGCGTCGAGATTACGAAGTCCTCAAAACCAACATTGGCACGAAATCGTGCTCAGAGAACAATGGCACGTGTGTTGCAACCGTGGTTACCGAAGCGACGAAGGCTGTCAAAGCGGATCGTAAGTCGCGCAAGGAAGGTGCGAAGTGAATCTCTATCTCATCTGCTATCTCGCAATATCCAATTCGTTCGTTCAGATCTCACCTCGCATTACCATGTTCGAATCAATCTCAATTCCCCAATGCGATTACGTTTACGCTCCGGGTAATCCTGATACAGACGACGATATCTATTACGATGTTGTGCTCGAACTTCAAACCCGATACGGTGTTGACGAAACCCCATTCACTTCGGTTGAATTGATCGCAGGTGCCGAATGAATGAACCGTGGTTTGCTGAAACTACCGAACGCGAGCCGTCTGGTTACATTCCGGAAGAATCTAGGTGGGAAAACTACGTGTCTGTTACTGGCGGCACATTCCCCACCTTCTGGAACTTCTACACGGCTTTCAATACGGTGTGCGCAAAATCCGACTATGTATTCAAATTCACCAACGATCAGTACGTTGGCACCGACGAGTTCACATGTGAGGAATTGTGGAACAAGCTGGTAGAGGTGTGGAATGGCTCACATTGTATCGACGTGTCGGAGGATGAAACAGAAGCGGAGCAAAGGTGGGTTAGTGACGTACTAGGTAAGCTCGGGTGGGAGTGGGAGTGATATGTCAGACTATACAATACAGCACCTTGCACATGACGGCATGTGGTACACCGACGCATATTCGAGATTGCGAACGTACGACAATGCCGCTGATGTAGAGTCAACGGCTCGGTGGCTTAGTGAGCTAGATGTTTACAAGGATACACCTATACGCACACTGTACGGTGATTCACTTACACCTGTGCATGTGTACTACAACGGCGACGAAGTAACACCCTAACACACATGTACAAGATTGAGTTCAATGGTATCACGTGTAGTTATGTTGCCTACGCTAGCGGCGACACTATGGGTTGGTGGGAGTATGCCGCAGCGTGTAGGGTAGTCTACCTACACTACCCACAAGGTAATGTAAAGCTCTACATGCTCATCGAAGGCGACACATACGCACCCTTGAGCTCCTATTGTCTTACCTAGCCGTACTATACCTGATACGTAGTATGTATCCTACACTGTCGTTGCTAGAGATACATCATGTTGCAGATACCCACGTTCTATGGCACGAACGGAACGACATTAACGAAACCGACGTAACTGTCAAACAGTGCAAACGCCAGATATCTAACATCGTCGAGGGAGATGTAGGACAGTGAGCGACTATAACATACAGGCACTAGACAGTGAGGGTGAGTGGTATACCTGCGCACACTGCGGTTCTCTCGACGATGCGCGAGAGTTCGCTAAAGACTACAGTAGCGACGGTGAACGTATCTATCGTGTCAGGTGGGGCGTTGTAGTACGTGGTGTGTACGTGAAGGGCAAGCTATACCAATGAGCTACATGCTCGAGCTACGTGTAGGCAACACACCTACCGTGGACGTATTCGTAGGCGAAGGTATGTTTCCTACCTACCAAGCGCTCTACATCCTCGTTCGAGAGTACGAATGTGCGTCAGTCAGCGCCGAATGTAGTCTGTGGTACGACTATGGCACAGGTTGGGAGCGTATCTCGTACCTAGTGGTTTGATGTATGACTACATACCACATAGAGGGATACGATGCGCAGGTGTGGGAGTACGTACACCCTACGTTCCCATGTAGGACATCAGCTTGCATCGAAGCACAACGTAAGTCTACGCATGGTGCGGTTCGGGTATACCGTCGTACATGTGTGCAAGGGTATCCAAAACACACTACTGTAGCACTCTACGCAGAAGGTGAAGCAATCTATGTCAAGGGATTACACTAAGCTGAATCGTAAGCTCTATACCTACACTGTAGAGACACGTACGTCTAAGGACGTGCCTTGGATACATCTGTGCTCAGGTATTACATCTGAGTATGATTCGATACGTACTGCGAAAGTGTGCTCTAAGTCGGAGATGTACGCACGTGTGCTATGGTGCGGTATGAGTAGCACACGTCAGGTAGCTGTGTACCATGTAGGTGTATATGTGGAGTCTAGTCCTATGTGGGTGAATGATTAGAGAATTGTTACCTATTTGAGGGGTATAAGGTATGTAAAAAATTATAGTTGACTATTCAGTCAAGTATTCGAGTCTTCACGTTTCTTTGAAACTTGTGAACCCTAACATACCTAACATACCCCCTTCGTTCGGCTAAGCAACACCCTACCCTAAGACACCCCAACGGTGAGGCGCTAAGGTACCTAGGAAGCCGTTCTACCTAGGGGTAGCTACCCCCGTAGCTCCCTACCATGCTAGCCTGGTAATGAGGCGCCTAGAGGCATACTACACTATGCGAAGCATACCCACACAGTACGTAAGCATCCCACGTAGTGGGTGCGTATACAACATTGTGTATATGTACCTACCTACTAGGGTATAGTATGATGTATACCCACTACACCTACATAGTACGTATGTGTACTAGTACGTAGTACACGTAGACTAACCACTTACTAAAGCCACCTGAGCACACTACGTGTGCGAACGTAGTATCACAGCGCTAGCTGTGTCAGTAAAGAGTACAGGTAGGTATGATGTAGTATACAGGGTATATAGTAGTTACTATGTATACATGTAGTACAATGTATTTGTTAGATACGTTGTATATGTAAGGAGTATAAGGTATGTAATGTAAGTTAGATATGTGAGTATGTTGGGTATGTTAGGAATCAATGTTAGGAAAAGTAAGTAGGAGTCCCGGAAATGCTAAATTCAGGACTACTGTGTACTTCCGTTATTATTATTACTAATTATACACATTGAGTGACTATAATTACTTAACATTCGTTATTATTATTACTCTAGTATACCTATTAGCTTTTTATACCGTCTTAGGCTTCATTTTTATTATTACGTAGGATCCTTATACGTGAGTTCTATCCTACACCCTACTACCTACTTTTACTAGGTATTACGTAACTGTATTAATAGCGTTGTTCATGACAGTAACTTCACTTGACATAGATGTGCGATCGGTACATAATTACATAAGTTAAGTACGAGACAGAACGTAGTGATGTCGATGTACGCAAACTATGTAATTATTATGTAGTCTTACTCTGCCTCTCAGTGAATCTTATATTTGATTTTACTGGTGTTAGAGTGCGAACAACGATTACTCAGTGAGCGCTAGCGAACACCTTACTAAGGGTTGACTTGGTTTAGTTAGTGGTTATGATTTGTAGATGCTCGCTCTACAGGAAAATAGTTCGTACCTGCAAACCACCAGTAATGTTCATGGAACATTCGCACTTTGTGTTAAGTGTAGACATTCAGTGAATATTGAATCATTCGAACCGGATGCGGAATCTACCGGTGTTAATGAGAATTCGATTGATTGGTTTAGTAAGTTTAAGATTTATCAACCAGTAATGTTGAAGTTGTTGAATACCAGTTATTCAGAACTATCCTCTGTCTGGAATGTAAGCATAGATGACATTCGAATCGCCGTAGATTCTCAGAGACTTGTCTTTGATGAACGCGGTGATATGTATATCAATTCGAAAGCTTGTGAGCCGCAATCAATTTGTTATGATTGTCGTCATCCTCGAATTGAAGAATCAATCGACGATCCGCTTCGTGCGTACCTCGACTTGCTAGAAGCTGCCTGACGTAGTTTTACCGACGCTAACCTACCCACGTAAATCTGTAGCGGAGGGTAGGAGCTACCCTGGTAGCTGTAGCGTTAGGTGAGACGATAACCTCGAGGGTAAAGTAACTAACGTAGGGTTGACACGCTTAGCAGGGTGGTTACAGTGAGCGTATGAGTGAAAACATCGTACCAGTGCTTATCGACGAAGATCTGAATAGCGTGAAAGATCTGCTACTGGAATTGGAAGGTAGATACTATTCACCTGATACGAAGCGGATCGATACGCTAGAAAAGATCGTGAATCTGTTGTCGAACATCGTAAAAACTCAGAATGATGAGATTAACATGTTGCGAGGTGTGAAATGATTCATAATACGTTCGATGATGCGGCTTTTACTTTGAAGCGGTTTCTCCCTAATTGGGAAATTCCCGATCCGACTAGGATTGATATTGCTAGCGGAGTTTACGATATGCATTGGGGTAACGCAGAATACGACGAATATTCTGCGTTCGTTCGCGTCGACTGCAATCGAGATTTTATTAGCGGAGTGTTCTACAATTACGGTAAGACGTTGTACACGTTTACGTGGGATGTTAGAAAGGAGAGTTGATATGAAATTTAAGGTTGGCGACGTTTGTGAGATTGTGCAGAATAATACGCTTCACGATTTTGAGGTTGGAGATAACGTTAAGATTACGGCGCTACCTGAATTTTCTGGTAGAGCGTACACGTGCATTATAGCTACAGGTAAAGATCCTAACGATTGGCGGTATTGCCACGAAGACGATCTGAAAGAGATTAGTCCTACAGTCGATAATAAGCCGACGAAAACCGCTTACGATTATTACTACGAATTCATAGATGCGAAAGGCAGCGATCCGCAAGTTGCTCTGATTAAGGCGTGTCAAGCATTGGTTGAACGTGACACCGAAGTAGAGGAATGGAAGCGAATTGCCAGACGAGAAGCCGCAGCAGTTTCCGATCTAGAAACTCGAAGAAACTACTTATGAAAACTAAGTACGAATATAGAGACGAGGTTTCTACCCTGGCTTATGAACGAGGGATGATCTCAGCCATCTTTCACGTAGCAGGAATGCTGGAAGAAAAAGATAAGCAGATCCAAGAGCTAAAGAAGAAACTGGATGAGCTTACGGCTAATGACGCGGAAACCTCTATCTCGCACAGAGTTCGGGCTTATGAAGATTGGATAAATGGCTACGCAAGGGATTTCTCGTGAACAAAGAAGAACACGATAAGCTGATTAATAGCGAAGAGTATAAGTATTACGACGCACTATGTAGCGGAGATGCAATCACATCGCCTGGATTTGAATCCAGTTACGACATTGCTATCAAGATTATCCTAGATAAGGATAATGAAATTAAACGTGCGCAAGCTCTTATTATTCGGATGAACAATCTAATTAATAAGCTATACGCCGACGTTGATAATATTCACGTAGAAATAGACAGGGTTAGTAACCCATGAAAACCCTTAGACTACAATTCGACGTAATTTCAGAAGACGGAAAGATTCTGGTGATCCAAAGAAGTCTACGCTCCGTAGACGACGTATCGCAGAAATCTTCTATTTTCCGAAGTGAGAAAGCCGCCGCGGATTTTGTGTATACTTGTTTGATGGGATCTTGTGAATGATCCTAATTATAACCGGAGGCAGAGATTTTGAAGATACTGAATTCGCTTATAAAGTACTGGACGAAATAAATAGCAAAACCAAAGTACGTTTGCTAATTCACGGGGGTTGCGAAGTTTGGGATCGTGATTGCAAAGCCTATCGTAAGGCAGGTGCCGATTGGATCGGTAATGATTGGGCAGCCGAGAGAAAGATACGGATCATTGTGCGATCTGGCATTCCGTATTTTAAGAAGTACGGCAAAGTAGGATTTCTCATGCGAAACGAATTGATGGCAGAATGTGCGCTTAGTATTCAACAAGGATACAAGTTCGCGCATAGTCTGATTACGATTCCTATCAAATGCGTCGCGTTTAAAGGTGGTAGCGGCACTAAGCATATGTGCGAAGCAGCCGCGACACGTGGAATTGAAGTAATGAGAACGTGGGAATACAAATGATTCAGTATCAAGAATTTAATTGGTTTGGTACTAACAAAACTAATATAGAAGAGGTTATCGAAGAACTTCAGAATACGGTTATTGCTCAACAGAAGCGGATCGAAGCATTGGAAGCTAAGGTGATTAGTAATATGCCGGTTTCCGTATCGGAACGTATTCTTCCACCTAGTCCTTATATTAGTGGTACGCGTATTCCAATTTACGATTACAGTGACTTTGATTTGTTATTCTGCTAGCATGTCTAGGTGCCGCTAAGAATTGATGAGAGTGATGTAACGCTATCTATTGACGGATATCAAATCGGTTACGTTCATAGGTATGAAGTAGAGTACGGTATTTTCACTCAACCCGGAACGTTTACGATAAGCGTGGGTTGGAGTCAAAGTGCTGGTAAGCTAATCAAATCAATCAAGCCGTATATGCCGTTTAAGCTGAACGTGGGTGGCAAACCCGCGTTTTCCGGCAGGCTTGATTCTATTGTTGTTCGCGAAGGCGGAGAAGGAACCGAAGTAGTTCTCACCGGACGCGATAACATTGGAGATTTGTTTCGCTACAAAATTGATCGAGATATACATTTCAGCAAATCGACTTACGTTGGTTTGCTGAATGACGTACTCGAGTATATAAACATTTCTCCTAGGGTAGTTCTAGGTGACGCTACCGAAATCGCGAATAAGCGGTTGGGAAAGCCTGTTCGCAGATACGGTATTGCGTTGGATCCAGATACAGAGCAATTCCTAATTAAGGAGTCTGTATCTACGATCAATTCTAACATTTCAGCGAAACTAGGAGATACCTTCTACAGTTTCCTGAAAGCCTATTTCGATCGTTCTAATCTGTTTCTATGGAGTGGAACGGATAATGAATTCATTTTGTCACGTCCAAACACGAAACAAGATCCAGTTTGTCAACTGCTTCGTGGAAGGGACTTGGATTCACTTAAGAACCGCGCTAACTGCAAACTTGTAGAATACAAGAACGACATCTCCGATAGGCACGCATTCATTCATACCAATGTGCGCGTTGGAACTACAAAGGCAGGTAGAACATCAATGATAGGATCCGTTACGGATGAGGAAGTTCTAGCGCTTGGATTGCGTAATTTCCGATCTGTACGTGATAAGAAAACAAACAACGCTAAGCAAGCCGAAGATATGGGTAAGCGTATTCTTGCGGAAGAACGTCGCAAGAGTAATCGCCTGATTTACGTCACGGCAGGACATCGCACGAAAAGCACAGGCGGAGCAGAGATAGTTTACACGCCAGATACTATAGTTCGAATTCTAGACGAAGAGCTAGGAATTGATGCGCCGTATTACCTAGAGACAGTTAAACACAAACGTGATATAGGCTCTGGCACAACGTCACAGCTAACGTTTGTTAAACCAGAACACATGGTATTCTGATTGACATTACACACGGCTTAGGGCATTCTCACGTAATGAGTAGTTTCTCTGAGCTGAAGAAAGCTAAGGGCAGACAGATAATTATAGATTTCCCTTATGACGACACGGAAATCAAAGTCTGCCTTAAAGTGCTTAGCGTAATAGAGGATTTGACAGCAGCGACAAAAGCGCGTGAGTATGCTAAGCAACAAGGCGTAGAAGACATCAACGATAAGCAACCAGAATACTCGCTACGTTTGATGGCGGAGATAGTTGCACGTTGCACCTACGAATGTGTAAAGGTTAAAGATGAATGGCAAGCAACGGATCGTAAATTCTTTGCTAATGCAGATGAAATTCTAGAAGGACTGGATCAGGATTGTTTGCTATTCGTTCACGAGTATTACCAAAACTTTCGTTCGATCTCTAGCAAGAATCAAGAATTCACTCCTGAAAACATTGCTGTAATCTCGCATGAGATGGGAGGAGAGGGTGATGAAGAAAAGCGCGCAAATTTTTTCTATCACTTGCCGCGGCATTCTGTGTACAGCTATGTGCGTTTTACGGCAAGCCTAGTAAAGAATGCAGCAGAGAAGAACTTCTTGCTTACCTCGAGTGCTATAACAGAGCCCACAAACGATTCCCCGGTTTGATGTACACGGTAGGATTTAAGCCTATTCCAGAAAAGAAACCTGATAATGCTATTCCAGAATCTGAAGAAGACTAAGCCCCCGCGTATTATCGAGCTTCCGGAAGGCATGTTTAGGGAAGGTTCCGAATCGCCACTACCTGGAACGCGCGTAGGTTTGCGACGTTTGTCGGTAATGGAGCTTCAGTATTGCCGCGACGAAGCGAAAATGTACGAATCGGAAGGACAAGGTTCGTACGAAAACGCTATGGCTGTAAATGTTGTAGCACAATCGCTTACATTTCCCGAAGATGTAACCAAACCGCTGCTAAAAGCAGGCGATCTTGAAGCTAGATGTATATTTACACCCCAAGGTATACAATTTCTCTACGACGTAGTTCTTCAGCTACACGTCACTACAACAGGAGTTTATGACGAAATTAGCGACGAAAACCTAGAAAAAGTCATAAAATTGCTAAAAACGGTGAAATTGAGCAAAAAAGTGAAGAGACTGTTGTCTTATTTGCTGGATGAGCTATGCCAGTAGTTCGTCCACCACTGCATAAGAAGTGTATTAACGCAAGCTGTGAAAATCCTAAGAACCCATTGTCGTATAATGACGATTTTTACAACGATAACTCCCAAAAAGACTATAAAGACGTTATTTGCAAGCTTTGCAGGAAAAAAAGAGTATATGCAGGGGAAGCTAGATACAAGTATAAGAAAACTCCCTCGGCTCGTGTGACTAAGCGTAGAGCCGCAAAAGAGATAAATAACAGAATGCTAGGCGAAAACGTACCTATTACCGCTACAGAGCTAGAAGAGCTTGTAATTTGGTTGCAACATCCTGATGCTTGGGAAGGCGTCACAACGTGCAGAAGACGAATTATCCTATGCGGGTTGAAAAGAATCCTAAATCAGATCAAGTATTTCTCAACTTGGCATCCTAGACGTAGTGTTCACGTAAAATAACTGATATACTTTCGGGGTGTCGGAAACTATCAAGATTCCAGTCGAACCTGAAGTAAAATTCGATCCGTCTGTATTCGCTTCATTTCAAAATGCCGCTGTTCGTGCGGCTTCGAACGTAGTTGCAGCTACGAATCGAGCTTCGAAGGCGCAGCAAACCCTCGGATTTAATATCCAAACGACCGGTTTGCACGCCACTAAGGCAGCCGCACAAGTCGTTGCAGCGCAGCAAGCTATGACGGGCGCTACGCAGCAACAGACTGCGCGTAGAATCGCGGCTATTCAACAGCAAATTACTGCGATTCAACAGCTTACAGAAGCTACGAAGGGGTTGAATCAAGCTGCGGGTAGTGCTCCACAAATCAACGTTATTCGTCCAGGTAGGGGTGGATCTGGCGGGAGTATTACCACGCCTCCTACGAATCAGCTAATGGCTGGTAATCAAATATCCGGAGCCATAAGCAGGGGAACGAATAACGTTCTAGGAATTGGAAGAGAAATAGGCAGAGGCATGGGAATTGACATGGACGTGTCAAATTCGATGCAACGCAATATAAGCATCAATAGAGAAGCTACGCAGCTAGCTATTCAGGGACAGGCTACAGATGTACCAGGAACCGCTAAGAACATAGAATCTGAAGCTCGTAGAATAGCTCTTGCAACAGGTGCTAATGTAGAAGACATAGTAAAAGCGCTTCGTTCGTTCCACGCTTATACAGGTGACTTGAAAGGAGGTATGGATCAACTAGGTAATATGGCTCAAAGCTCTGTTGCTTACGACACGGATATCAAGGATATTGCTTCTCTGTATGCGGTTATTACCAAATACATGGGTAAGGAGGGCACAAAAGAAGGCGTAGACGCATTGGTGCGCACAATAGCGACTCAAGGCAGAGAGGGCGCCGTTGAGGTAAGAGATCAAATTAAGCAAGATCCTAAGATCCTCGTGGGAGCCTCGCAGTTTGGCGTGACTGACAGTACCTTGAAGGCTTTTGGTGGCGATAAGCGGGCAGCACAAGCAGGCGTTGCGCTAGGTTTGCAACAGGCTATCATGGGCGTGTCAGGCGAAAGCGCTAACCAATCTGGTAACGCTGTAAAATCGTTCATGGATACGCTTTCACAGAAAAATACCCAAGAGGGTATGAAAAAGCACGGAATCGATCTGTTTACGCAGGATAAAGAAACCGGCAAAAAGGTATATAAGCCCCTCGAGGAGATTATTCCTATGATGGCAGCCAAAATGCAAGAAGATCCCACGTTTCTACGTGAAATGATGGGAAACGTTCGAGGCAGAAAGGTTGTACAAGCCTTTTCCTCGAAGGGAATGCAAGCCTACGACGACTCTTTGAAAGGCGGAAATTCTAAAGAAGAAGCGGAAAAAGCTGCCGCAACCGTCGTTTTGCAAGATATTCGTGATGTAGGGCTGAAATTTCAATCTGCGCTAGATAGAACGGGCGACGTAAACAATTTCCTAGCTTCAGAAGCAGGTAAAACCGCTCAAATGCAAGCGGAAGTAAGAGAAATGCTAGATCAGGCAACAAAAGGCATTGTGACGTCTATACACGATCACAGAACTCAAGTTGATTCTGCTGTCAAAACATTCGGATCTGCCATTAGTCTGGCGGCTGAATACCCTAAAAGCGCCGCCGCGCTAGCATTCAGCGTTCCAATGCTACAACAAGTTCTAGCTAATGCTGCGGCTGGCGCCCTTCCTTCAGTATTCGCTGCTGCTGCGCCTGCGCTAGCCGCGGCTGCGGCTGGAATAGCGCCTGCTTTGGTTGTTGCGGCTGTTGGCGCGTCTATTATCGCTCTCGTGGGAGCCTACGATAAGGGCACGGTAGAAGATCCGCAAGGCGCCGACGGGGGATCTAACCAAGGCGACGTAGAAGCTAAGGCGGAACAACGCGCAAAAGATCTGGCTCACGAAAATGGTTGGCAAGACAGATTCACGGCTAAGCCGCCAACACCTGAATCAGAGGGTTTTACCTCGAATCCGCAAGCTCCGGCAGGCGTAACAATCGATATTAAGTACGAAAAGATTAAGCAAGCAATGAGCGACGCACTAAGAGAGAATCAACCTCAAATGCCGTTCCCTAACTCGCCTTTGCGCCAGGACGGAGTTTCGATTGAATTACCGGGATTAGCTCAATAGAGGAACCCCAGTTTTCATACTCGAACATGATTTTAAAGGCTTCTTCAACGTCTGTACCGCAATACAGACGTTTTCCTTTATTCGTAACAACTGCTTTAACGGTAAAAGTTATAGTAATGGGATCCAGACTCATACAACAAACCTAACCATTAATCTTTGTAGATCAAGGGGGTTTGAGCAGTGATAAGAAAAGGATCGTCGATGTAATTTAGTGAGAGCAATTCTTGTGCCCTCGAGGTGTCTCCGTAAATAGCGATACACACCTCAGATAGTGTAGAATCACGTTGAACAACGTAGGGCTTAAGCAATCCTGTGCCTGCAATTGTATCTTTCAAATCTATAGATGCGAACCATAGATTCTTAACTGCTTCTATCAACGTAAGATTGTTGGGATCTTTGAACAATTCAACATCGTCCGTTGCTCTTTCCAAGATATCGGTAAGAGCATCAATTTTCCCGGCTATCATTGAATCAAATAGTTGTGCTGTATCGATAACTGACTGGGCTCTATCTGAGAAATTCGTAATCATATCGAGAACATTCTCGACAGACTCTAGCAAACCTACTTTCTTGATCGCATCGATCTCAATCTTCAATCCATCGTTCAATGCGTTAAATCCGCTCGCTTTTTGCTGCAAGATTGTTTCAACGCTGAACAATTCAGTCGTATCTTCTTCAAACGTAATCTCAACGTCTTCGCCGTTCTGAACTTTGCTAGACATTGAAAAATTCCAATTGAATGCGTAAGCACGAATTACGCCTAGATTAGGCACATTGAGGGGTGCAACGCGCTGTGCCTCAAATCGTCTACGCAATTCGTTAAGCGCAGTAGGGTAAAGAGATTCTCCGTAGTTCTTATAAGAGTCACAAAACACTGATTTTACTTTGATTTTATAGTTGTCTCTTGCCATCAATTCGGTAGGACCTCCTGGCGAATACGGGAATATATGCGTATGTCTACGAATACCTCCCATTAGAGACACTTCCATTACAGGAAAAGCTATTCCGTCAAATTCGCAGCTTTTCTTAATATCAAATGCAGACATAAATGCAGTATATATGCTAGCTGTATTTTTATCAACTATTCCTATTGATTACCTAACTAGATTGTGATACAAATTGTAGTTAAAGATTATGGGTTTTTCTATTGTAGGCTTTACCAGCACTGATAAAGTTCCTGGTTTCGTAGGAAAGGTTGAATACGGCGCTGGTGCTTCTTCAGCTTCAGGTATTCCTGTTGTCTGCCTTTTGGTGGGCACTAAGCTTGCTGCTGGCACTGCAACGGCTGATGCTGACGTAGTGGATATTACCACGAGTTCAGACGCAGACACCGCATTCGGCGCAGGCTCAGAGCTTGCGAGAATGTGCTATATCGCTCTTAACTCTCCGGGCGTTTTGCTAAAGGCTGCGGCGGTTTCCGAAGCGGCTGGCGCTGTTGCAGCTACCGCGGTAATCACCTTTGCGACTAACGCCTCGAGCTCGGGAACGTATAAGCTTCGCGTCGACGGCGTTGAATTGCAAGTTGGTGTTGCTAACCTAGATACACCTACCGCAGTAGCAACCGCAACGCGAGACGCTATCAACGGAAATCCTACTCTTCCTGTAACGGCTTCAAATACCGCCGGCGTTCTTACTATTACACGTAAATCTAAGGGTGTACGAGGTAATGAGGGAACTATGGCGCTTGATTTGTCATCGGCTCCAACAGGTATGACGGCAGTGGTAAGCGTTGCAGTCGCAATGACTGGAACCAACCGCTACCGATTTGCCGGCGGCACAGGAACCGAAACTCCAACCAACATTCTTGCCGCATTGCTTCCACGTGATGATAGATTTGTAGGTATCGCACAAAACGATCAAACAAATCTTACGAGCGCGGGATTGTGGAGAGATTGGGTAAATACCCGTTCAGGAGCGCTAGAAGGTCGTCCTGTGTTCGTAACGTTTGCGTCTACAGCTAACGCTGCTCCTACAGCGGTAGCAACCGCAGTTAATGATCAGCTATTTGCACTAGGCTGGATGAAGAATGGCGAATCACACCCTTCTGAAATTGCAGCGGGCATTGCAGCCGAACGTTCAGTACGATTCGCAGCCGATCCTGGTTTCAACACCGCGGGCATCGTCCTTAAGGGAATCAAAGCGCAAGTAAACAGTGCTGATAAGCTTAACCGTGCAGCTAAGGTTAGTGCTCTAAATTTCGGTATTACTCCAATCAATTCGTCTCCTGACGATCGTGTTTACATCGAACGCGGTATTACTACCCACTGTCAGCGCTCGGGTTCTACGGATCCTGATTACAACACTTTGGATTGGGCTGACGCTCAAGTTCCGCAGTACGTTCGATTGGATCTAGGAACTTATTGGACTACTGCATTCCAACCAAATAACCCTAGAAACGCAGACGATGTTCCTGAAGGCGCCGAAGAACGTAAAGCAGGTGTTGCAACGCCTTCGCTTTGGAGCTCACAAGTATACAAGAAGTTGAAGGATTACGAAATATCGGTTAACGGCTCGCCTCCTATTATCATCGACGTAGACGATCCTACTCTTGCTGTTAAGTCATTCTTCGACAAGACGGCTAAGCGTATTATGTCGAATGTTCCGGTTCGTGTAGCCCCGGGCAATTATCAAATCGGAGTAAGCGTACTACAAACGGTATTAGGTTAAAACATGGCAACAGTCGTTAGATCAAGCGTAGTTTATATTGACGGGTTGAAAGTACGTTTTGCCAAAAGCAATACGTACGATCTAAACACAAACAACCAAGCACAAGTAGGTGTTGAAGGATATGTAGGGCACTCTCGTGGTGCAAACATCTCGAAACTAGATTTCGATGAAGTTGTTCCTACTTCCAGATTGCAATCAGGTGTTTTGAAGAAGTACATTCTTCCAGGCAAAGATTGTACAGTTACTTATGCTATGGGTGGAGAAAACCTAATGTTCGAGGGCTGCTTCGAACAGGCGACATTTACCGCGGAGTCTATGAACGGCACGCTTAACGGTAAATTCACTATTGTAGGAGGAAAACCCACAGTCTTGTCGCTAAGAGCCTTACATAGCTTAACGTGAAAACGCCCGGAAGGTAAGATCTCCGGGCGTTTTTATTTGTGCTGGTACAAGGATTCGAACCCTGATCTACCTCATTACAAAAGAGGAATAATTGCCATTTATAATATACCAGCGAAGCGTGCCTAGCGCACGCCTGACGATTATTTGGAAGGTTTAGGCTCTTTAGCAACCTCTGGCTCGGGAGTATACCATTCTGGATACAAACCGTAAGCAGCAAAACAATCCTTCGCTGCCTTATCAGCAGCTAGTTTGAGCGCCTTTCTAAAGGGAACATAGGGAATGCCGCAAAGCTTCGCGGTAGCTTCGTCCGCAGCAAGTAGCTCACCACCTTTAACCAAGTCTTTGTAATAATTACTTAGCTGCAAGGTGACAGGCTCAAGAGTGTATTCGAACTTAACGTGTCTACGAGGCGACAGAAAATAGCCTCTGTCATAATTATCTAGCGTAGTTACCGATTTAGTCGAAGCGCCGACATATCCAGGATAGGGCTGAAGCTCTGAATCAACCGCTACCAAACCGCAAGGATCTCCGTCTTCGTCGAGATATGTATAAGGATTCGGTACAACGCTAATAGTTTGATTTGCTAGTCTCATGACACCAGTGTACCACGAGCAGGAGGTATTATCAACCTATTGACTCCGGTTATATCAGGATCTCCGTGATCTATAGTCATATCCAACCCTACATTGTAGTCATATTCATCATCAGGTAGCTCGTCGTCGTCAGTAATTCCGTGCTCATATAGTTCTTCTATATTTATGTTCACTATCAAGCATGGATATTGAGCTATTTGATCTCCGTATTCTCCATCAACGTTTCCCATATGAATGTCAATTTTACTCCACTTGCCTTCACTAACGCGAATGGTGTAAACATTCATCAATTCTTCTCTGTAAATGTATGTACCTTCAGGGTGTTCGAATCCTTCTACTTGAAACGCGGGATCCATCCCTTTGTGCGTTGCAGCGTAAATACATCTGGCAACGGCGTTTGCGAATGAAGTTTTTATCTTACGTTCTTCGTTAATCTCAATAGGTGGTATCCAAACGATTGTAAACTGACTAGGCACAACACTAAGTTCAAGTGCCTGTTGCATTGCTTGTCCTTGATAAACCTGACGATAAATGTACATTGCAGGTAGATCTTGAACGCTCACGCCTTCGTAAGGATCATCTGGAAGGATTTCTTTAACAGGAAGTGGATCGATTGTTTCATCGAAAGTGCTTCTCCAAAGTGGTAGAACGTATTTGTTGATATATACTTTCAGATAGTTAGCGAACAAACGCAAACTAGGATCTGCAACAAATCCGTCTCGTTCTCCCGATCTCGGTTTGAAAGGTACTGTAAGCGCGCCGAATCTTGCTCTGGTTTCGTACGATGCCATAACGTCTTCTCGAAAGTTGCTCCTGACAAACCACGCTTATTGCGAATTTGCTTCAACATCCACTCAATTGCAGGACGAAGATAAGGATAAGGTTTATTTTTAACTGTTCCCCATTCTACGAACGATCCGTAGAACATTCTTGCACTCAAATAAGCTCCGTCAGCAGTAGGAACCGATTGGATCGACTTGGTAAGCTTGTAGGTTCTATCTTTGTAAGGATGGTTAGATTTAGCGTAGTCAGCCGCGGCTCTAGCCGCACGTCTAATATACTCAACAGCGAATTCCTTGCTCTTGCGCTTTACCAAATTGTGTATACTTTGAGGGATAACGACACGTGCTGCTGGCATAATAGATCTCCCCAATAATTTTCCCCAAACAACTGAGGTGTGCAAGGGTACTTACCCAAGTCCGGAGACACTACGCCAGCGCCTATAAACGGCTGCGTAGCGTTGTCATAAAGGCACATTTTGTCTACTTGAACCTGACTCATGATGCTTTCTGCCTGTCTGTAGTGAGGCGATTTAGACATGTCAGAATATGTTTTTGAATGCGTCGGATCGCGTTGGTACAGCGCAGCCGTAGCATAAAGCGAAGCACAATGTTGCAAAATTGACAAACCAACAGGCGCCACAATTGGATGAGCACCACGATAAAATTGAGAGATCTTACTCAATACAAGCATATCTCCCGTCAAACAACAATCTTCCACGACATTATCGTCAGGTGCCCCGTTTTGCATAGACAGCTTAGCAACAACTTGCTTAGTCATCTTCTTTTCCAGAGCTTCCTTATCTGTATAAATTGCCAAAATAAATCCAATCTAGTACACGAATGTACGGTAAACATTATCTCGTCGACACTATTTTGGTAAATTACTTCCATAGTTTTGAATAGTGCTTTAATTGCCTGCGCTTTTGCCTGCTTCCGGCAGATAGCTTCGTCAGATGAATAAAATATAGAAGAGCCAGTAATACTCAATCCGTCGGAATTGTCAAAAGAACTTACTGTGTAATGTATTCTGTACATTTTTCCTATTATACCACAAACGACGAAAGCCGAGAATTTCTTCCCGGCTCTCAAATCAACTTAGTTGTGTATCAGAATGCTGCTACAGCGTTCGCGATTCTGGCACCACCGAAGGTAGAAACAAGTTTCAAGTCTTCGTAGGTGAATAGCATCGTTCTATAGCCACCCAACATGCCGCGGTGATCAACCGGAATCGTTCTAACAAAGAATCCATCGCGTTGCGAGAATCCACGTAGAGGCGAATCACCAGTACCATTCCAACGGAAGCGGTAAGCAGTGGTAGAATCTTGTCCCGTAGGAGTACCTTCAGGGTAGTGAATACCAACCGCGGTGTTATTCCAGATGTAAGGGTGAGTTCCACCAGAACCTAGGCGCTTAGCCTTGGCAATCTTAATCGGAGCAACTCCGAACAAACCGCTAAAGATTGATTGAACCTGAGTCGTTGAAGGCAACGCAGGAGTACCGCTCTTGTTGATAATGTACTTTTGCACTTCAGGGTGCAAAATGAAGGCGTTAAACATCGTTGGATTCATGATCCATTGGTTAACGTCTAGCATTACGGTTTCTTGCAAACCTAGCAAATCTCTGATTGGATTTGAGTTAGGTCCTGGTTCTCCTGTAGTAAGATTCAACCAAGCGGTATCCGCAGTAAGCGTAAGCGTTTGCGAAGCGTCGTATGATGCAGCACCTTGTAGAAGAGTTTGAGTACGAATCTCGCTAGCAAGATTCATAATCGTCATTATTCTATTCATGTGCGCAGCCTGTAGATCAAGCTGGGCATCGGCATTAGCAATCGCTTCGGTGTGAAGGAAGAATGCAGCCGCGTAAGGCGTTACTTGGTAACGGTTCGAGCTGAAGCGAGGGGTAAATTCCGCAGGCTCGCCTTGCGCGCTCATATTTATACGCAAAGCTTCTTCGTACGAATCTTCCTTATCCCATTCGTAGTATTTGTCTGATTGCTTCGAAACATTCAGCGTGGGAACCGCTTCGTTCCAAATAAAGCCGCTTTGCTTAAAGCCAAACGCGATATTTGCAAGAAATTCTTCTCCGTGAACGTCTCTAGGAGCCATATCAAGGTTAATAAGCTCGTTTCCAAGCTTCAAACCTTGAGGTGTCCATTCAGCGTTTTGATAAGTGTCATTGCCGGATTCGTCCGACACAAGCATTTTAAAAGTAGCCATTGTATTTTATCCTAACGCGTGAGCGCCTCTACCGAATAGTACCAGAATGTCTTCATCGGCACCAGCGGTAGCGTTCAAAGAAGATCCAACGTAAGCATCTCCATCAGCAGCAAGAATAATCTTGCCGTTTTGCCCTGCAACCGAAGACGCCTTAACGTAAACACCCTTAGCAACCGCGGCGCCTGATTTACAGGGCACGCGCATACCAGGACGAACAGTTACGAAACCCCAAGTCTTAGAGGGAATTACTTGGGTAGTCAAACCAAGAGGAACCAAACCGGTTTCCGCGTCAGTAGGCAATCTTACCCAAGTGTCGAAAAGTGCTCCGCCACCAGCCGTATCTAGAACGACTGCTCTACCAGCAGGAATATCAGTTACTGCGTTGTTGAAAACGTTAAGATACGGCGATTCTGCCGGTTCAAGTCCTAGTTGTGCCATAATTTGTTACCTCTCGCAGCCTTAGCCGCCGCAATAGCCGCAGAAGTGCTATCCATGCCTTCCTTCATAAACTTCGTGTGCAATTCAGCTTGCGAAAGTCTAACTTCACCTTCAGCCGCAGGACGACTTTCATTAGAAAGCGACGTAGTAAGATACGCAGGACGGCTTACCGCAGGCTTAGTAGCAGGCTTAGCCGCTTCAGGAGCCTTTGCAGGGAACAAACTTCTAAAGCTGTCAGCGTTAGCAAGTCTAAGCGTCTTCAAGTGAACCTTATCAGCATCCGTCAACTTACGAGAATCCTTGTAAGTATTGAATACCATTTCAACTTCGCCGTCAACGGCTTCTTTTTCAAGCTTTTCGTACTCTCTAATCTTATTGTCAAGCTTAAGTTGAACTTCCGAAAGAGCAGTCTTATGCTCCAAAGTCAACTCAGCGATTTTAAGATCCTTTTCACGAACCTTATTCTTAAGATCAGCTACTTCGGTTTCTAGTTCTTTAGTCATGTTCGAATCTTTCTTAGTTTTATCAGGTTCAGTTTCAGGTGTCAACGTGTTTTCTACTTCTCGCTCATCATTCGATGCGCGAACAGACGGCATATCATAAAGATGAGGATCATCAACAAGCGATACTTCTTTAACGCGCATTCCTGCTCGTTTTCCAGTAGTTCTATCTAGCGAGTCAAGGAGCAATCCAGGCGAGAACCATTGATATTTTTCCTCTAGAACGTAGGTGCGTGCAGGTTCCAAGAAATCACACAATCCGTAAAGACATCCGTCTGCACGAACTTGCATATCGGTAATATATCCTTGTGCAGGCGAACCGACGCGTGGATCGTAACTTGGGTGTTCCGAAGAATGGTGATCGAATTTAATCGGAACCTTTCCCGTAGAACGCAATTTGAAGTTCTTTACTGCGGCGTGGAACATCTCCGTAGTAAGCTCGAAATCACCAGCAGCGTGGGATTTACTAACGATCGGCTTAGCGATCATATTCCACTTAGGTGATTTATCCTCCTTATTACCGAGCTCAATCGGCGTGAAGGTGGCGTAATTAACGAGTAGCTTAGTCATTTAACACCAAAGGCAATCTCTTGAAAAATACGTATACGGTGAATGAGCCTGCGGTTACGCCTACAGAACCACCTGCATTTACAACGCGCACCGAAACGTTGCCGCCTGTATGTAGGTACAACCCTTGTGCAGTCGTAGGTAGTGAAGTACCTTCTTCTGTAAGAACGTTGCCTACAGTGGCGCCGGCTGCGAGTGCTTGCGCCGCAGTAGCATCTAGCAATTCGACACCTCCTGTCGTCGTTCCAACGCTAATCGTGCTAGTAGTCAAACCAGCGCCGTTAGTCGACGCGGTATTAACAACCAAAAGCACTGATTCGACGAGCGAACGAGCAGGAAGGGTGAATGCAACAGTATCTCTCGTGCCTACCGCCGAAGTCCAGTCAATCGTGCTACCGGCAACGAAATTAGCGTCTGATCTAACAAAGACTTTCTTGATAGCATCAGACTTGTTATTCGCAGAGGCACGCAGGATTGATTTTTCAGACTCTTGAACAGCGGCGTAAAGCAATTCAACGCCTAGTCTAGAATTTTGGTTAAGTCGCATATCAGACTAATGAGTAGCATAAAGCTTTTTTCTTAGCAACAGCTTTAGTCTTTGAGGCAACTTTTTCTTTAACTTTGTTGTTTTCTTTATTTACCTCAAGGGTAGTTTCCGCTTTCAATTCCTCATTAGGATCGACTTGAACCTTAGCCATTTTCTCAGGATCGTCGGTTAGCGGAATGTTCCATTCGTCGCATAGCGCCTCAATATCAATAGGAGCGCTCATATTCATCGCAGCTTCTGCCGCAAGTACCATTTGTTCCAAGGCAGGAGCATCTTGAACTTGAATAATGAAATGAGGAATTAGGTGCCAGTAATCTGGCGGAAAATTCCACATTACAATGTACTGAATCAAGTCGCGTGTAATAGCGTCCGCTAGATTACCAGCGTCATATCGCAAAACCTGCATTAGGTTTCGCTTTAGAACTTCCGCTTTTGCTTGAGAGCCTACACCAGCAGCAATCGTAAACTCATCCGTGGTTAGGATAATACGTGCCGTTTGTTGATCTAGGTATTTGATGAAAATGGTTTGAGGCAATTCAGCGGTGAATGAACCTGTAAGGTTTTCTTGAGGCTTAAGCTCAACCGAATCAGGTAGAACGGTATAAGTCAAACCTCCCGTTCCAAGAGCCTGCAACGCACGCTCCGCTTTAGCAACGTCGGAATTTTCGCCATTCGTTGTAGCTACACGAGGATTACCCTTAGTTTCTTCTGATTTGGTGTTGTAGTAAGCAATTGCCCAAGGCTTAGCGAATCGTTCGATAGTCTGCGAAGCACTACGAAGCGCCATTGCCTTAAGCGCCATCATAATACAAAGCTGTCTACCCAAACCGTCGCGTGTCGGGTATTGCCCACGAATAGAAGGAGCGTGAACGATAAACTTACCAGGGTATTTATCTACCTTAACACCCCAAAATTGCTTAGTACCTGCATTAGAAGGACTTACGCCGCGATCAGCGATGTACAAATCCCACTTTTCTTGAACGGGGTACTGCAATCTACGTGAGTGTACGAAATCTAGCCGAGTAGGATGAATTTCTCCCTTAGCGTTTTCATCCCATTTTACTTCTTGCGATCCCAATCCGTAGAACATTGAATGCCATTGCAATTCTTGCAGCGATCTACGAAAGCCTTGGATGTTGTGAACGCTTCGCCGAACAAAATCGGCAACTTCCTTAGCCTTTTCTTTGTCTTCTTCTTCTACGTATTGGTTTTCTCGGATGCTATATTGCGATGAAGTAACGCTAAGAACGCGCTGCGCCATACACGCGTACGTAGAACCGTCCTTTTCAATTAGATCATCTAGCAAATCCACGTAAGCTTCTCGTTCACCCCACGTGCATCTACGCATAATCATGCTAACCTCGTTCATGGTTAGCTTAGATCCTATCATCGTAGGGTGACGATCTAGATAAGATGCTCCCGAATATTCACCAGACGTAACACCGTTCATAGCTTCAGAATTAACTTTAGCTTTTCTAACCTGTTTCACAGGAGAAGCAACAGTGCTTTTTGCTCGTCTATTAGCCATTTTGGGGAGCATAGCACATATAACCAATCGTCGCTAGGCATATCAGGCTCTATCAAACCCATCTGAATAGAAAGCTTAATAGCGTCAACCTCCCTTTCTGCTGAAATCAATGATTTGTGCTCTCCAATGATGATTTCCTTGTTATCGCCTTGAGTATCTCGGATATATTTGCCAAGTCCAATTGCTACAGCCCACGCTCTATCACAATGTCCGTGCATATCGCGAGGCGTGTGCATCACAACTCTTCCACCTGATGTAGACTTTTGCTCTATTTTAAGCAATTCAGTCATAAGAGTTTTAGACGGTTCTTCGCTGAAATCACCTGCGATCTTCAGAGTTTCTCTTTCAAGCATATTCTTAAGATTCATCATGTGCTTAACCTGCGAATCTTGATTAAGATCTGCCGAATGAACTACCTCTCTGCCGTATTTAGCAATGAACGCGTCGTAGACAGAATATCCTTGCAAACCTCTATCTACACGAATCAGTGTAGGGTTATCTCCGATTTTAGCACAAAGCAATTCAGCCTGTTCGTGCATAGGCGTTCCACGTAGTTTGTACAAATCAGTTAGATACATTATGTCACCTGCCTGCACGAACTTTGCGGCGACAGTTAGATCGTGGGTTCTACCTATGTCGACACCCCAAATAACTGGATTATCCTTGTAGCGCTTATCTAGCTTGCTACCAGATTCGCTCATGATGGCACGCTTGATAATGTGTTCGGGGAAGTAAGCATTACCAGTTTCCAACCACTTGCACATATATTCAACGTTGTAGATTTCGTCGTTGCCTACTTCTTCGCGAATAGCCTGAGCGGATCTAACGCCCTTAAAGCCTTGTTCGATTGCCATTTGCAAATCTACTTCAAAGCAATAATAAGGCGAACCTCTGCTTAGCACTCTATGTGCTTCTGTGCCTTTAGCCCATGGTGTACTTAGCACGCTCACAGGATAGCCTCGAGGCTCTTTCATGTTTCCTCTAGAAATCGGAATCGCGGCGCCCCAGATTTCATCGAATTTTGGCATGAAACAAACCTCGTCGAGAACCAATCTACCAGTTACACCACGAACGGCTCGTCCTGACGCCGGAAGTGCAATAATACGTTTATGCGTATGCAAGAACGTGATTTGGGTAGACTGTACTTTACATTGGAATCTAGCGTCTGAATCAGAGAAAAACTCTGCTAGCTCGCCACATTCCTTAATAAAGTCCTTCGCTTGACGTTCTGTAGCGCTAAGAACGTAAGTATCCATCGGATCGCAGTCTGTTTGCGAACCGTAATCGATACCTACTCCTGAAAGCACGGATTCAAGCTGACACGCAAAAGAACCGCCGATACGACGAGATTTAGTAAGGCATTTGATAGTTGCCTTCTGTTCTCGAATCGTGGTTCCTTTGGCTCTTGAACGCAGCGTTACCCAACGATAACGCGGAACTTTCAACCAAGCAATTTGGTACGGAGTCAATGTAGGTAGAGCAGTTAGCATTCTACCTACCATTGTGAACTAACGCAGAATCCTCGTCAACTACTTCTTCCATATCCGCATCGATACCTGCGCTTACATCGACTTTAGCTTCATTTAGCTGTTTGATGATTGGAGAAGCGGTTAGACGATTGTTTCCTTGGAAGGGGAAAATCAATCTAGCAATATCGCCTCCCATACTAGCGCCACGTTGCAATTTCAGACGTTCTATTTCAGCGTGAACCAAAGCCTTTTGCTCGTCGATTCTACCTTGTCTCCGCTTAGACATCGCATCAAGCGCCTTACCTATCTTCTCTAGAGCATTAGATACGGGTGAAAATGCTCTTCCGTCGACGTCACCACCTTCTTCTTGGTTCATTCTAATGACGTCGATTTTGTGCTTAGCGGCTTTTCCCAAGCCTAGGGCTAGATCTCTAGTAAGATCCGCTAGCTCCATTTCTTCGTCTTCTTGAACCGCTATTTGTAGTTTACGTATAGCGTCGTTGACTTTGTCTAGTTCGTCTTTCGTATTAATGCTACCTGACATTCCACTTCTCTCGGTTTAGTGATTGAAAACAATTGTGTTCCTTTTCTATTGTAGAATTTAATCTTCAAATCTTCTGACTTAACAAGCATCAAGTCTCCGTCTTTACAAGACGAACGGTAGTATTCGGCATTCTCGTATACATCGTCAAGCTTGTCGATTTCTTGTTACTTGCAAACACCATTAACATTGTAAACCAATTGCATTGATTTCTGCCAAAGCCTTTAGCGCTTTGGTCTCCTTACAAGAATCCATTTCAGCAGCAAACGTCATAGGTATTCCAGACATAAAAGCAATCTTATTGTTCCAGTTATGTCTATTAGAATAAAATTCTAGAGCTTTCAAAGCTATCTCTAGCTTTTTCTTAGCCAACTCCAATTCAGGAATTGTATTAGGCAAGGCAACCTGCTTAGGGTGTGGTTCATTAGGCAATTCGTTCTTCGACATTCTTCAAATCCTCTGCGTATATAGCTTTCTTACCGGTAAACTTCAGCTTAGTCTGTTTAAACAAGTTATCATCGTGCAATTGCTGCAACGATACAATTTTGTGGATACTGATTGTATCATCGTTGTTTAGAACGCAAAATGCAACAATTCCTTTTCGTACTTTATGAACACCTGAGTCTCTATCTTCGAATATCCACGAAATACCGTACTTTTTACCTTGTTCTTCGGATTGGCATTTTACGTGTACTCGGGTTCCATCGGCAAGTCTCAAATCCGGAGTATACCTCTTTTTACTATTCTCGTAAATAGCAATGTCGGGCTTAGTGCAACCACGTGATTTAAGAGCTTCGTACACTGCAAATTCAGCTAGACATCCTTGATATACATCGTTGCGCGCTTTTTCTTCCGTGATCTTCGCTCTCTTAAGGTAGATGCCGACGTCGCGCTTATTGGCAAAGTCTCGTGCTATGTTTTTATAGTCTTCAGTAAGCGTTATAGGCTGCATATTTAACAGGTTAACCATTTTAAACACCAGTGCAATAAATTTGTTGTATAATCACCCGAGTAGGGTATAATTAGTTAGTGGCTGCTTCAACCAGGTATTTTAGACAGGCTCATACAATACGATATGATCCTCAAATTAGAGATTACGTTGTCCTATCTAACGGTGAAACCGATGAAATGCACTACGTTGATCAGCGTGTAGCGCTGTTGCTAAATATCGTGCAGGGAACGCTTAGCGGCGATAATGTCCTTGGCAACCTACTTAGAACGATACCTAGGCTTCGCACGGCTAATGCAACGGCAGATGCTAAACGAGCAGTAATGAGCGCGCTAGAGCCTTCGATTAATGACGGTGAGATAACTGTTACGGATATTGTTGTTCGTTATCCTAACTCAGGTAGAATGGATATATTTGTGACTTATCGTAACGAGGTTCTTTCTAAATCATTGCAACCTAGAACAACTTCAATTACAATAGGGGGAAATTCTAATGGCTGATCTTATTCTGCTTAATACAGATGAACTCAGAGATCTGTATCTAAGAGACTTCAAAATCAGGCTTCCGTCAGCATCAACGGCGCGCGGTACGGCTCCTTATGTGGACGCTGTCACCCTGGCAGGGGTTACCCCTGCTCTATTTAAAAACGCGGTAACCGCCGCTGACAGAGCGCTAATCGGCAAAACGTTTGGCAGTGAGCTAGACATTCTAGCGACTGATAAAGGTAAGCCTCGTTTGCAAGGCTCCGGTAGTTTCGGTGCAGGTACAATTACAACAGCAACAACAGGCGCTACGGTATCTATAGGTATGCGTCTAAGACACGCCGATACAGGCGAGCTATTCGTAGTTACCTCAGCTACAGGAACGTATTTCACAGGTAATACGATTGCTGTTAAATCCGTAGGCGTAGGAAGACAAACAAATGTAAGCGGTAAATTGCTTTTCGATAGTCCTTCCGCAGGTTTGAATCCTGAGCTTATTGTTACTGGTAAACTGGCAGGCGGAGCAGACATAGAATCTGATTCGGATCTACAGGCTAGATTGATTCAGCTAAACGCGGCGCCTCCGGCAGATGGAAATGTTGGATCTTACCTGCAATTGATCTATGCTGTAGAGCACGGCGTTCCTGTACATCAAGCATTCGTATACCCTTCTATTCTGGCTCCTGGAACCGTAGGGGTTACATTTACCGTTACGGGAACAGGCGCAGGTAGAATTCCTACTGCACCGCAATTGGCTGCTGTAGAAACTCATCTTAAGAATAACGTTCCTTTCGATGATTGCATTTTCATGTTGGCAGTTTCACAAATGCCTTCGGGAGACGCTAGAGCACCTATTATAGGAATCAAATTCGTAACAGGAGAAACAGGCTTTGTGGATCCTGACTATTTTCCTAAATACGATGTTCCAGCAGGCGTTACATCTTGGACGGTGAATAACTCACCAGCGCCTAGGGCTACGGTATTTAGTATTCAGAACAACACAGGGGTATATACCGATAGCGGTATTAGAGCAGGACAAACTATCGCGCTTTGGAACGGAACTAAATTCGTAAATAAGCGCATACTATCGTTTACAGGTACAGGACCTTATACCATTACCGTAGATACCTCGGTAGACGTTTCAAATACAACCTACGTTCCATTCAACGGACAATTGGTTTCTCCTTGGAGCAATAAGCTCAACGACATATCGGCGAGCGTTCTTGCTTATTACGATAAGCTATCACCAGGCGAGAATACCAATTCTCTTCCCGATCCAGGTTACCGTATGCGTAGATTTCCGTACGATTCTATTGATTTTCCTTACGGCGTAACCTCGCGCGTAACCGATGAAATAAGCGATCGCAGCGACATTCAAAGCGTATCAGTGCTTAGAGGTTTGACGGCTGCGCCTACACCTGGAACACCTGGAGTAAATGTATTCATGTTTGTTCTAAACGATCTAGCGTTCTACGGAATTTTAAAATGTCGTATACCCCTAAACTACAGCAAAACCCAAGTGTAAAACCTACCTACGTTGATTTTGGCGACGGAGCCAAAGAGAACGATCCTATCTATACTCCTACTGCGCAAATGCCCAAAGCGGAAGAGTATAATGAAATGGGAGGATCCCTAGAAGGCTTGCTGATCATGTCTGATCTAGCCTCTATTCAAATGACGAATACCGCTGGAACTTATTCCAAGGTTAAAGGTAAGGCTATTAACAAAAACTTCGTAATAGGAGATTTGAACAATCTTGCAGATGGTTCGGTTACTATTACCAAGAACGGTGTGGGGGATTTGACGTTTCAATTTGACGTAGGAATCATACCTACTATTGAGTTTCCGCCTACTGTGAGCTTTAATCATGTTACTTCCCACCAACGATCTTATAATTCCACTGTCGTAGATGGAAGAACCGTTCGTGTAATGCTCTATAATGCAGGCTCTGCCGCAGAGGCGTTGTTTACCTTGTACGTGAAATTATGCCACTTTTTTCTGCATTCGCGCCATTCGGCATGTTCTCGTTTAGTGCGCAGCCTTCGAACGCACAACGTATTTACAACGCTATGCGAGCGTCTCAAGGCGAAGAGCAAGGCGCGTTTAGAGAGTTTGGCTACCAGGGCGCTAAGCTTTACGCAACGGCAATGATGTTGGGTAGAGTAGTTGAGCTATACTCTAGAATAACGGAACAACATTCACCTAAAACCGTTACATTCCTACTCCCCGATAAAGAGAAGGAATATGGATTGACTCCCGACGATTCTAGAACGGAACAAGAGAGAAGGAATAGACTTGGATCGAGATATCTAGCAGGAATCGGCTCGTCACAAGATGATCTAGAACAAGGATTGATTTCAATTCTAGGCAGCCATTTCCTAGAAATAGTTCCACCAAGCGATCCTAATTTCTCAGATCTAGTAGATAATTTCCCTACTACTCCGCCTAGCTACGCTAACTACCAGGATTCAACTAGAGCAGGTAAATGGCTACTAGCTAACCACGATTGGGGATCAAACGCAGGCGCCTTGTCGGCAACCCTCATATGTGGCGAGACTCCCGTTGTTGGAGAAGAGTACGTATTTGGCTCTCACCTGGAAACCATAGTTCAAAAATGCACGCTTACCTCGGTTGTAGCAACGTCGGATCCTAAGGTGTTTCTACTTAATTTTGACGGCGTTACTAAGCCTGTTGAAAAAGGACAGGGATTTACTTCTAGTTCTTACCCAATTTGGAGTACAGGTAGACGTAGATTTCTTATTGGTATAGCCGAAGAAGCTACAAGAAATCAAAACGAAATTACCGATACGCATAACTACTTGGAAAGAAGTGTCAGAGCGGTTACTTGTTGGAGTTTTGCTACGGATCAATTGTTTGGATTTAGAATTGGTGGCGTAGGTGCCACCGATCCTGGATTGCTTGGTTTTACACTTATTCAGTGATATATTAACTAAAATGGCACATTTCACAAGAGTTAGAACATTCGGTGCTTGGAGCGCAAATACCACTCTAGAAGACGAAGAACTAGAGAAATTCGACGCACAACTTAGTAAAGCAATAAATGGTGATGAAGGAGGTTCGTGGAGCCCTACGTCTAAGATTACCCTTACGGGTAGTTTTGGCTTGCAATCTATTATCCTTAACGCGGGCGGCACTATTCTAGATCCTGCGCTCTTGGTTGACGCAGACGGCAGTAGGTTTGATATGCTCGCGACGTTTAATAACGGAGCGCTATTTGATAGTACGGCAACCTTCCAGGGCGCCGACACAATATTTACGGGCGACGTGTCTTTTACCGATACGTCGACTACGACTAATGACGGAGTTTGGGTTAACCAAGCCGATTTTAAAAACAGAGGCGACTTTACTAATGAAGGCGCGCCGTTCGGTAATGGCAAGATTATAACTGAGGGGTCTCGTATTGAGCTAACGGACGCTACTTATCCGACGCGTCCTACAACACCGTTGATTCCGGCGGCGACAGTGCCCATCGAAATGGTAGTGTCCGCAAGTTCGGATACGTCAATATATGCTGGTAATCCTAGTCTGCGCCCGGGATCGTTTAGTATCGTGAATCCTATAGGATTGCGCACGGTTCTATTCCACGTAACTCTAAATCCTAACGTTAAATATACTCAGGTAGTTGTTTTTTTCCAAGGAGAGCCCGGCACGCACGGCGGCATTCCTGCAAATTATCCAACAGCCACTTTGCTAGAATGCGCTTCTGACGCAACATTTACGAGTCTAGGAACCGCAGCGGTTCTTTCTTCTACGCCATTTGCAACATGGGAATCGTTTGGTGCCCAAGCTCAAATAAATACTGCTGCGTTCTACCCTAAATTTAATAGGCATTACGTAATAGCCGTGACTACGGAATACGGTGCAAATGCAGTAGGCTCTCTGCTCGTTAACGGTATTAGAGGTACGGGCACAAACGGTACTGTAGGTAACTGTGGTGAGAGAACTAGCACCTAGGTATACCCCTACGGCTAATATAGCCACTTAACACACGCTGTCAAGCGGGTAGGCTAAAACTTAAAAGTATGGTAAAAGTAACACAATGACTACGTCTCCTAATCTAGTAATTCCGAAACAACACGAAGATAGATCGATAGATGCTGTTCTAGCTCTTGTTAAGATGCAAAATAGAAATATAGATCAGCTAACTCTAGAGATCAGAGATATGAGAAAGGATATCAGCTCAAACGGGGGTAACATCACGTTGGTTAACAATAACGTATCAGCCCTAGCTAAAGCTACGGAAGCAGGATTTACCAACGTGAACGATAGAATTAGTAAAGAATCTCAACGTACTCGTTCAGTTACTAGATTGTGGAGCTCATTTGGGTTTGGAGTGCTTACTATAGGAGGTAAAGCGCTTCTTGGTAAACTAGGAGAAGTGTGGAATAAGTTTTTTAACTTATTGACGTTGCGTATTTGTAATGTTAAAGTAGGAATATGTTTTCTGCTGCAACGGCTTGGATTCTTCTTAATAAGAAAATAATCCTATCGTCGGTAATTATACCGTTTGTAGGATTCACTATTTCTAAGTTTCCTGATCCTAGAGCCTACAAAGGTAAGTGGTATTATCCTTACTACTACGCAACGTTTATGATAGTTACTCATTATAGCGCAGGCGATTGGACAGAATGGGGAGGGAAGCTAAAGGTTCCATTCTCGCAATACCCGCGTCTAAAAGACGTTCCTGAACCTGAAGTGCTTACATTTGTAATGCCTGAGTTCCACCCAATTCGTCAATCTGAAGAGCAAACTGTGAGACTGGTAAAATGAGACGATACCTATTCCTAATTCCACTAGTAGCTGCATGTAATCTACTTCCTTCAGATACAAAGGATGAATACATTTCAATGCGTATCCTCAACAACGAATTGGGATCTGCGCTTACTAAGTACAAAACAAACGTAGTTGAATACGCTCAGAAGGAAGTAAACGCGCAAGCAGAGGCTAAATGCAAACCAATGACGGCTGAATGTCGTTCTGGTGTGATTGCGCAAGTTGCCAGAAAATACGGAGATAGAGAACGCACTTACAACATGTGCGTTGAAATTCAAAATGAAGCGAAAGTACTGCTTTCAAAAGCAGATGCAGTTTGCAAAATTGACAATAGCTCTGTTTGTGATGAAGCTAAACTGAATGCGCTTGTCAAAGATGCAGCAGTTAAGAATGCGTTCGAAGTTGTCTCTCCGTGGATCGTGCAAGGTAAATTATGAACAAAGCTGAACTACTAAAAACGTTTGAACAAGGTTTGCACCAAGGAATTCAAATTGTTCTTTCTCAAGCTCTACCAATGGTTCCCGCTCAATTGCGAGCCACTGCTTCTATGTATATTGCGGATTTGGTTACGCGGGTGCTAGATTCAGGCGGCTACGAAGCACTTAAAACCGCACCTTTGGTTACTGCACCTAAGATGGACTTGAAGAAAGAACTAAAATGAGCGGTACGCCTATTCGGGTAATTCCTGCTAAGCGCACTGAAATGCGCATTGACGACATGATGATTATCGGCGCTGCCGCATACACAGACGTATTCAAGCGTCAGGGTATGGTTTACGAGCTCGCAACCGCTGCATCTCAGTGGACTACCGAATGCGGGATTAAACCAGGCACGTCTATTTACAAGGATGGCGGAAAAGTAATTTACCACATTTGGAATAACAATTGGGGTAATATTACGTGCAGAGCAGATGCAGACATGGATAAGCACGTTTTCACGACAAAGGAACGCATTAAGAAAGGCGTAGTTGAGTCTGAAGACGTTTGGAAAGAGCTTAAGATGTATTTCAAGGCTTACAGTAATCCACGCGAAGGCGCTATTGATTACTGGAAGAAAATGCAAAAGTTCTTTCCTAAGTCCTTGAAGTCCTTTACTTCAGGTGATATGAATGAAGTAGCAGTAACGCTTTCTAAGGAAGGCTATTACACCGATCTAGTTTCACGCTATAAGAAGAACCTAGATTATTATTTTCCACGATACTTTAATTTGTTGACGGTAGGAAAAGAGGCATTATGTACAAGTCAGATTTTTTGATGAATCTAAAGCAAGCAATCGCGGCTCTCGAAGCAACGGAAGAAGCAGGAGAGGCAACCGAACTACTAAGCACCGAAGATCAGGAATGGCTGTGCGACGTTAGATCGGAACTTTGCAGTATGCTTGATGAAAATGAATTACGAAAGAACTTTTTATCTAGATCCTATTGCATTCGATGACGAAGTACCCAATCGTCAATACGCTGTTGATCTAGGCAATCTTTTCATTCCTTCAGATCAAGGCGATCCTAGACACGATTTTGTAACACAAGGTAGGCATAAAGAGTCAAACTATTCTAGCTGCGGCGATTGGTGGAATTTCGTTCCTTGGTGTATGGGTTGTACCGAAGATGATTTGATTAACCGTGATGATGCAGAAACGCATTTGAAGTGGAGACGTGGAAAGAATATCTCTCACACGTACAACGGAGCTAAGAAATTCAAGATTTGGCAAGCATATGTTAAAGGCGTCGAGCCGAAACCTGGTGATTTGCTGTTCATGGGAACTTACCCTAAAGAACTCGAACACGTTTGTATGATCGAATCTGTTGAGGGAGACGTTTGGAATACGTTTGATTTCGGACAGTTTTCACCAAATACAGGCAAGTGTTCTCGTAAGGTTATCAGAACATTCAAAGATGGAAGATTGTACTCGCGCAACGGAAATTCGCGTGCTATCATCGGCTGGATTGACATCACAAAGGTACCGCTAAATAGGTATGCGATAGCTTTGGATTCATTCAACTCTGCAAATGCTTGACGTAACTACACCGCAATTTGAGACTCGCATTTCATATATCCACTACATGGTGGATTATTTTGTGTTTTCTAATTTTAGGCTATTCTACGTAGCCGAACCGTCTAGTGAAACTCAATATCACGTAGTGCTTTCATTTACTCTTGCCGGTTTGCCTTGTTTTGTTTCGGCTCTAGGCAATACGGCTCGTGGCGCGCAAGATCCCGATGCAGTGCTAGCTACGCTTAAATTCGCTATGATGGACGCTCACTATGTTTGGGTAAACTACGATTTTAATAACCGAATAGACATGAGTGCGGCTAAGGATACCGTAGATTACGTTCCTGTGGTTGAACTACCTGATTTGCGTGAAGTTTACCATGACGGTGTGAACTACGTTCACGAATTGGTGTTAAATCATGGCTGGATCGGCAACAACTTTCGCTAAGGATCAATTTCTTAGCTTCGTTCGCGGCTCAACGCTTACACCTCCCGCTAATTGGTTCGTAGCGTTGTTTACTTCCGATCCAGGAATCGGCGGCTCAACCGCAGGTGAAGTTAGCACGTCAGGTACTGGTTATGCGAGAAAGCAAATAGCAGCGTCTGTAGGCGCTTGGACGTCTCCGGCTACCGTAGCGGGAAACGGCAGAAACGTAGATAACGTAGCACGTCAATCTATCGGCACGCTTACTACTACTTGGGGAACGTTCACCCATTGGGGTTTGATGGATGCTTCAACGAGCGGTAATATGTGGTTTCGAGGCGATATCAACGGCGGCACAGGATTCAACCCCGTCGTAGGAACCGAAGTAGCAATTGACGTAGGAACTATGGATATCAGCTTTACTGAAACGTTATGTCCATTACAACCTTCGATCAGTACGTTGATGCTAAATTCAATCGTGCTAACGCTTATATTAGCCAGTTTAGCGTACTAAACCAAATTACCGCTAACGCAGGATACTATTCATACTGGCAAAAGAATCTAGCGCCTTCTAACGGTGTTTCGCCTTCAGGTGTTACAGGCGACGCGCTTACGAATGCTACAGCAGGAGCGATTCCACTACCTACGATTCCAGGCGGAAATACACTTTACCTAGATTGCGCTTCGCTTTCGGCTACTACAGCATTGAGCGGAACAATTTCTGATCGATTCGTACATACGAACGGATTGAACGGAACCCTAACGTCGACACAAGCCGTTAACACAGTCGCCTTGCCAGCTAGAGCTACGGGCGGCGTTGGAGTAATGATTGCTCTAGAAGCCTATATCGCTACAGGGGCAACGCCAGTAACTTTCACTGTATCTTATACCAATTCGGGCGGAACGTCAGGTAGAGTGGGGTTGGTTACAGGAACGCTAAATCTCGCCGGCAAAATGTTGCCTGTGCAGCTAGACGCTAATGACGTTGGTGTACAATCTGTTCAGTCAGTCACGCAAAGCGCTACTTCTGGAACGGCGGGTAACTACGGTGTTGTCCTTTATAAGCCTTTGGGTTGGATTAACGCCGGATCGTCGCCTGGATCTTCGTCTTTCAATTCAGCTTTTGACACGCTATTTGCACCTGTTGATCTAACCTCCTGTATTTCACTGTACGTGCATAATGCGGCTGGCGTAGCCGTAAACTCATTTCAATTTGGCATGGAGTTTATCAACGGGTTATGAACGCTGCAACACTAGGATATTTGAGCGTAAACAATCAACTAGATATACTTCTAGCATCTGTTAGCTGCACGCCTTCAAATCCAGGTTCTTCGTGGATTGCTAATGGCGGAACGACGCCTACTCTTTCAGGCAGAGTATGTAATAACGCAACAGCAGGGGCGCTGCCTTTGCCTTTGGTGTCTCCTTCTCTAGGTTCTGCGGGATTCCAGCTTGTAAAGTATAAGATGTCTATACCGGCAGGTGCGTGTAATGCCGTTGTGTATGACAGGCTCGTAGATTACGGAGGAGCGGTAGCTAATACTACTTCCGCACAAAACTTCTCTGCGCAATCACTAACGCGCTATACCTCAGGTTTGGGTAACCAACTAATCCTAGAGGTATATTCAACGTCAACAGGATCTAGCGCAACGTCCTGCACTATTTCGTATACTAACGAACTAGGTAATTCAGGTAGAAGCGCGACGCTCAATCTACCAGCGTCTTGGTGCAGTATTCCTAGAATTTACAATTTTAGTTTGCAATCGGGCGATTTGGGCGTACGAAGCATTCAAAGCGTCACGCTAGGGACTACTTCTACAAACGCAGGCGATTTCGGGATCAATATCGTTTATCCTATCGCTACGTTGGCAACTGGACTTTCTATAGCTAACGGTGTTGGTGGTTTTGGTTTTAGAGACATCACTCGGATTATATCAAATCCAGTGTTGTCGAATGCGTGTCTATTTTTTAGCTTCCAATGTTCAGGTTCTGTAACAGGTTCAGTAGCTCTATCTTACTCCTTGGTATGAAACGTTTTGGGTTGCCCGCGATTTCGGTATCCGTAGATTCTTGTCTAGAATCGACGGGAGACAAACGTCTAATACTGCAATCTGCGATACTAGATACTGTTAGCGCCTTGCTATTGAATTGTTCAGCGAAGACGTTGATCAAATCGAATACGTCTGTTGCTATGAGCCTGCTACTTACGATGGGCGCTAAGACGCGCGTAATAACCGCGGCAGTGCCTAACCTGGTGCTAGTATTGGTAGCCAGCGCCAAGACGCTTAGCAAGGCTACAGCCGCTGTAAGCCTCGTTCTACCTCCCGATCCTGCTCTCCTGCTACAGCTAAGCAGCAAAACTATAAGCAAAGTAGAAGTAATCATTACCAGACGAACACTAATGTCGCGTATAAATGGCGCGAGTATAAGGTTGATTACAGAACCTTGGTATGCTAATCTTAGAACGCAATGAAATACCGTCTTGGAGACACGGCGCCGGATTTGGAGTGGGAGCTAAATCAGGACTTGACAGGAGCCGATGTAACGGCTACTTATACTAAGCCTAACGGCGAGGTGACGGCTTCTGTCTGTACAGTAATAGTGGAAAACCCCGGCACCGATCAGGTGAAATCGAGAATTCAATTCTCTTGGTTCGAGGATGATCTAAATGTGCTAGGAATTGGTAAGATTCAATTGCGTTGGACTTCGGGACTGGAAACTGGAACAATTCATCCGGTAAACGGTTGGAATATAACGGTGGTACCATGAAACGTTTTCTATTCGTTGCTTTGTTTCTCGGTTGCGCTCAACCTGCGTACGACAATTACGATGAAATGTGTTCGGATCCTTACGGGAAAGATAGTGTTAGTAGTTCGATTGGATTTCACTACCCGCAAGCATTTTCAATCGCACTTTCACCCAAATTCAATGAAATTGACGTTGCAGAAGCACAAAAAGGCTGCAACGCTTGGGAGCGTGCAACCAATGGGAAAATCAGGTGCTTTGCGTATCTAGATTCAGATATGAAACCAGATCACGATTCAGTGCTGGTTCATAAGTGCGCGAATACCAAGTACAGTAATGCAGACGTAGCCACGTATCCTAGTAAATACTCGCTTAGTGAGATTGTGTTTAAGGAAAACGTTCCTGCACGTGCTAAGACCTTTACTCACGAAATCGGGCACGTGCTAGGATTGTTTGACTATTATCCGTCCGAAGGTGAAGCTACGGCAATGGTTCCTGTTTACAGTCGCATGGCTGATTCACCGACTGAGATTGACGTTCAACGACTTGACAGGATTTGGCAGTAGCTTCTAGAGTTTGTATTCTGTCGTTTTGAACACAATCGGTTGCGTTATTAAGTATTACGGTAAGCCCGAGCATAAATAGAGTAAACCAGTTTTTCATTTGTTACTTTCTGACAAGTACGTAATTGCGTTTTGCAATATTTGAATAGAGCTAATTTGTTTATCTTTCTCTGCCATTCCTACGAGGATGTTGCATTTGCTGCACAGCAAGCCTCGTACATTACCCGTAATGTGGCAGTGATCTAGAGATAGGTTATTTCTAGTTCCGTTTTTGTGCTGCGTTTCTTGTTCTAGGCAAATGGCACATACTTCACTTTGCTTGTTTAGCAAATCATTGTAGTGTTGCAAAGTTACCCCATAGTTACGTTCTCTGTTCTTTTCGATTATTCTATTCCTAGCCCACGAGTACCTTATTTTATTGTATTCTTTCTGGCACTCTCGGCATGTCTTACTAAGTTTTTTACCTCTTAGCGTCCAATTAAAAAATTCGTTCGTATGAGGAAGAATTCTGTTGCATTTTACATTTCTAGCAGAAACTCCCGCGCACAGTATTTCGTTCAAAAAATTTTACCGTGTTTGAAAGGACGAGTAGCGTTGTAAGCTAGCTTACGTTTAGCTTCAAATTCTAGATCAACGCCAAGTTCTCCCGCCATATCTCCCATACGAATCAATACGTCTGCGAGCTCGCTACCAAAACCCTCAGGCTTCGGGTTATCCGAATCTTGGGGGTTTGCCGTTTGATCCGACAGATCGCGCTCGAGCGCCCATTCGGCTAGTTCGGCAAATTCCGTGCCTAGCAAAGCTGTACGAACGATAGCACGCGATTCTAGCGATGAATCAGGTGTTGTAGCTCCGCGGGGAACAGTCTTTCTAGCAAGCTCGAAATCCTTAGCCGCAACCAGCACGATTTGAAGAAATCGAACAGCCGCACTGACTTGATCTGTATTAGGGGGCGTATCATGAAATCCCTTCGCCTTAGCTGCGTTGTGACACTCAATAGCGAATTCGTTGAATTGAAGCTTTGACATAAAAAGTTCTCCGGATTGGTAATTGCGCCAAACTTACGGAATGTAGTTCGAAATTTTGAAATATAAAGTAAATTATACATGCTTTTTTGCTTTAGCATTGTCTGCGCATCATTCTTAGGAGGCAAGTAAATCAACGCATTACCCTGTGCCGGTTGATTAGCCGTCTGCATGGTGTCGGGGTTTATAAACTTAAGGCGTTTTCGGAAAATCAGGAACGGGTAGTACGTCGGCGGCGCTACGTCTTGCAAAGTCTGAAGCTGGTTAAGACTAAATAGCAAAAACATAGCCTGCGTGATCGTTCCGTCTGCGTACTCCTTAAGCGTTCGTTCCCAAAATCTTTTGGGTAGTTCTCCGCGCTTATCACCTGGCGGATTACACCAAACATTACCAAACCACGCATTTCTGTCTGCTAGTCCGTCCTGTGATTCGGTGTAATAGCGACAAGCATTGACAATTTTATTAGCTGAAGCTTCGGAAGCAGGATCCAGGCTAATGGTTCCCATTACCTCACGAGCCGATTCAATCACGTCGCTTGGAGTTACCCAACGACACGTATTACTCATGTGTAGTGCGTCAGGCGTCATAGCGCGCTCTTTCTATGTTGCGCGTAGCTTTCCAATGCTCTAACAATCGCTTGATCAACATCTTCGTCTTCGTCAATGAAAATATGAAATCTTCCTCGAGGGGTTGAGTCTGAATGAATTCCGTTTTCTTCAATTTCTATAGTCGAAATCGCTACCGTGATCTTTATACACTCAACCATAAAAACCACCTATATCTGCACGAGGGTGCAATACTCCATTGAATAAGGCAGTATACTGAATACATAACTAGAACGGCTACTATAAGCTTTTCAGCGGTTGCCAAATTCACTCCGTTCGTAATACTTGTTGATTCTATAGGCACCCCAAACAACGCTACCAATTATCATAGCGCAGCACAGAAAGTCATAAATCATTTGTACACCGAAATCTTATTCAATTCTTCGTAATCTGGATGTTCTATACTAACAGTATTCCTGCAATAACACTTATAGCACACCCAAAATAGGGACTTTGTATAAATCTGTGCACCCTTACCATCACAATACCGCTCATGTACGAGATTAGTATTTTCGGTTTCATTGTCGTGTGAATAAAAGCATCTAATCTTCATCGTCGTAATAATTGTAGTTTTGCGAACATTCGTCGTATAGATCATCCATTTCGGCGCATATAGCGCAGTATGGATTATGTTCGCACCAAACCGTGGTGCATTCACATATTTTCGTCAGGGAAGGTTGCTCGTTCAAGTTCATTAATCCTATTCTGTAGTCTTGTAATTTTGTTGTTTAGCCGGTAAACAAGCTCTCTTGTAGCTTAGTCGTCAATCATGTCAATCAATTCGTGATTATCTAGCAAAGAATAATCTTCGTCTTCGTCGTAATACATAATGCTGCCTTAGCGTCGCGCCAATTAGTGGAGATTCCAAGATATTCACCCAACCTTTTTAGTTGCTCTTCAATAGGTACCGGAGATTCAAGCTCAAGTCTACCAACCGTAGTGTTGCAATTTCGGCAAAGAAGCTTTCTAATTGCACCGGTTTTGTGACAATGATCAACAGATAGCCTCGCGGGCTCACCTTTAAATGTTGCAGTTTCGGGCTTCTCACAAATATAGCAAACACCGTTTTGTCGTTTTAGCATTTCCTCGTATTCTTCCGAGGTTATACCGTACTTGTTCTTAACCCACCAATCCCTGTTATATTTTCTGAGGGCTTCCGATTTTATCCTCGGTACCTTCTTCTTATTTTCTACGATTGCTTTTTGTCTACAGTCGCGACAAGTTTTTCGTAGATTTCCGTTAGGCGCCCGCTCGAAATATTCTGCTATATGAGGCAAGCGCCTATCACAGCAAATGGAGTGTTTCTTTACTCCATGGCATTTCATTATGTTAGTCATGCGGCTTTGGCATCGCGCCAATTAGTAGCTATACCTAGCGATCCACCAATA